GTGCTGTAATCTTATTACCTAAATTCGCTTTGTTAAATACCCAAGATACAAACATCGCACACCAAGGTTGGTTGTTAGCACCATACCACTTGCCATACTTGTTATCATTATTGCCGGTCTCTCTGTTTCCTATCTCAGCCTTTGCTATCTCTACTACGCTCATCTTGTTAGTGACTCCTTTACTAGATCTGTTAAGAATTGAACCTTCTCCTCTAATCTTGAAACCTGGTCCTTGATACTGGAGCCGCCATTTTGTTTAAGTTCAGATAGATAGTATTTAACAAGGTGCCTTACTGTTACAGCCAGTGTTCCAACAAGTGTAGTTACCGCTACTGCCAGTCCTGCCCATTCGTTCGGGGTCATAGTGTTATACCGTTCTGATAGTTACGATTAGATTGCCACCGTAACCGGAGAACCTTCTATCGCTTGGGGTTTTATTTATAAAGTCAAGCTCTTCAATTAATCCAATGTATGACTCACCAGTTCTAAAGTCTTCAACTCTTAATGTATCTCCAACATTTTCAATACCTTCCAGTACGGACATACGCTCATATGCTGAACCTTCGTATCCAGTCTCTACTCCAAGATTATCTGACTCGTGGTCATAGCAGAATAGTGGATATTGAATTAATCTTTGACGAGGTACTGCTGGTAAAGACTTCAGTTGATATCCAGTAAACAAAGGTCCTTTAAGGACATCAGTAGATGAGCGAGTAAAGGTGAACTTAAATCCTAGATACTCCTGCGCTGCCTGTGGATAACTAACAGTTACCTCTGGTACTACAGACCCTTGTGCAAAGCTGCCAATGTTGTAGAAGTTATCAGCATAATCAACAGACTGAAGACTAATTCCACCATTACTGGTATCAATACGAGCTTGTAATAATTTATAGATCTTAGTCTCTAATGTGTTGTATCGGATGTAACCAGTACGCAAGTAACCACTTGCTACTAGGCTAGTTGCAGATTCAATCCATATTCCATCACCTGGTACAGCAAAGACAACCCTATCGGTATTACCAAGAAAGTCTGTAGATACTGGGTTAGCAGTCTCACCGCTTGCATAAAGATCCCAAGCATAAGCAAAGACAAGGCTATTAGGAACTGCTGGCTGTGATAAATCAATACGGATTAGACCTGACTCGGTACCTTGCAAGGTTGTTACATAAGCAAATTTATCTCTAAAGGTTACGCTCTTGCACTCTGTATCTACCAGTAATGGTCCGTAGCTAATGTCACCATCAGCAGATACCACTGCAACTCTTACGCCTTTATTAGTGCAAAGAACTCCAAAGGTACCAAGGTATACATCAAAGGCATTTATTATTTCACCCTCTGGTAGGTCAACAACTACTGTTGGGACATTAAGTTCTGGAAATCCTAGAGAGTTAGCATTAGCAGTATCTAATGTAATCTTGTAGAGAGACGACTGAGATCCAGCATAGCCACCAACATAGAAAGCAGCAGGTCCTTCAGATATGGTTGTCCATATCCAAGATGGGTTTGGATGTTCATAAAGTGCAGTAGGTAAAGCGTGACCACCTGCAGTGGTTGCCTTGTTAGAATCTAATTCGTATAACTCTCTACCAATACCAGCAAGTAAACGTTGCTTTGCATAGCGCAATGCTACTGTGGTAACTGGACCATCAAGATCGTAGATATGACCATCAGATGTAGAGCCAAAGATATTACCTCTATGAAGTTTGTCATTATCTGCAGCAAAGTATCTAGTACCATCAGAGGTTAGAGCCATAAAATCAAGTGTGTGTGGAGCTGCTGTTAAGGTATAGGTAGTAACGGTGGGTGTATCATCACTCATAGTGAGTTTCTTTAGATCAGGTCCTTCAGTAAAGACAACTGCATCTACGTTATTAGCGTTATCTCTAGCACCAATTAGGTATAGATTAGTTGCTGTTGCAACCCTAGCCCTGACTGTAGTGTTTAGTAGAGTTGCCTGTCCTTTAGTCCAGACATCCATACCCTTAGATTCTGTGTACTGGAAACGAAGTGACTCTTCTTGTATTGGCTCAAAGAACTTGATACCAGCGCCAAGGTGGAATGAACTTTGGGAGCGTACCCACCAACCAGTAAGAGTCTGCTCTCCTGGCTCTCTAGTCTGATCAATCTGTTGCTTACGGTACTGGGCAGTAACTCTACGGTAAGGTGTCTCATCAGAGGCACCAATAAAGAATGGTTGTCCTGCGATTGCTACATCATAGGATACGCCAGTAGCTGAGTAGTTGGTAGAACCTGCAGGGTTGGATAATACGTAAGGGATGCCTTCGGTAATATCATCGCCGTATGCCATTGATCTCCTTAAATAGAAAACCCCACCGAAGCGGGGTAGTTAATAATTGTAGAACAATCTCAGAGGATTGTGCTATAAAATGTTTAAAATTGCTTCTGCTTTAGCGCATTCCACAATTTCAGTTTTAAGCAACCCAGTTACTTGATCGTACTGTTGCAAAACTGCTAAGCGAGCCAATTTATCCATCGGGCATTGTCTAGCGGCTTCTTGAATTTCCACATTTTTTAAGTGAACTAAATCTTTATCCCATTCACCATCTAGTGTCTGTAATAGAGATTTATAGGTTTCAATATTTAATTTATATTGATCTACTTCTAATTGCCTTACTTCTTTTGGTGTTAAGGTTGTTTCTTTAGTATTTATTTCCATTTTTTTCCTTTGTTAGTAGTAATTAAACAAATGCCACAGAATTTGTGCCAACGCCTGAAATGCCTGATGCGGGATCGGCATATTTAGTACCAAAACCTGCTGACCAAGAAAAAACATTTATTCTTGGATCAGTATTAAATACAAACGCAACATCTGTTCCTGTTGGATTAAATCTAATACCACTACCCACGCCACTACCCACCCCGCCCGATGGGTCAGCATATTTTGTACCAAATCCACTTGACCAAGCCCAAGCATTAGCAACGTGAGATTGTCCATTAGAAGCAACAACATCACCTTGTGGTCGCCAAGTAACACCTGCCCCATATCCAGCAGGCAAAGATGCAGGATTGGCATACTTTGTACCAAAACCTGCTGACCAAGGATATGCTGAAACAAATGGACTATTTAAGTGACCAAATATAACTGCATCACCAGCAGGATTAAATTCAACTGAAAAAGTATCACCAGTAGGTAACGTTGCAGGATTTGTATATTTAGTTCCAAATCCAGCCGACCAAGGATAAGCATTTATATAAGGAGAAGCTGATAATGCAAAAGCAACAACATCGCCTTGTGGTCGCCAAGATTGACCATAAGCATAATTAGCAATAGCACTTGCTGGATTAGCATACTTTGTACCAAAACCCGAACTCCAAGGATATGCTGAAGCCCAAGGACTAATATCGTGGGTTACCATAATAGTTGCACCATCTGGACTCCATTTTGCTTCATCTCCAGCACCTGCTGGTAATGTTGCTGGGTCTGCATATTTACTTCCAAAACCAGATGATGACCAAGGATATGTTGAAACAAATGGTGTCGTTGCGTGTGCAACTGCAATTGCTGTTTTGTTTGGATTAAATTCAGCCGAATAACCAGCACCCGTTGGTAATGTTGCAGGATTAGAGTATTTACTTCCAAAACCTGTTCCGCTTACAAAATCCCAAACAGTTACTCTTGGTGAAGATGCTAAAGATACTGCTATTAAATTTGGAACTATTTTTAATATACTTGAAGCAATAATACCTAATAAACTCATTACGCAATATCTCCTACCACATACCAAGTATCGGTAGCGACCTTAATACAGGATGCAGCCGAGAATTGCGCTCTTAGTTTAGGTGCAGTAGCAGTTGCTCCAGTTGATGAGATGGTAGTAGTTCCTGAGGTTACAGCTTTAATAGTTGTTTGACCTGCACCAATTTGAATAACATTAATAACTGTTCCTACTGGAAAAGCAACATTGGCGTTAGTTGGAATCTGGAAGTCATTAGCAGATGCAACTGACATTGTGACCAATTGATAGGCGTTACCTAAGACAACTGTGTATGTGGCAGTTTCAGCATCAAGAACGACAGGAATTCCAGCAGAATAGGCAAGGCCCGTTGCGGTACTAGAATCCGCTACAAGTGTGTGTCCGTTTGTGCCTACTGAGAGAACAGCAGGGGTATCATTAGCTGTACCGGTGAGGATGTCACCCTTAGCAGCAATGATAGATTTTGGTATTGCCGCATCTGCTGTTGTAACTCCTTCTCTATAAAATATTAAATCACTTGAGGTAAGAACGTGCTTAATAGAAGCACCAGCATTGTGAGCAATGCCAGATACTCCAGGAGTTCCAGTTCCTGCTTGACCTCTGCTAATTGTAAGGGTGTCACCAGAAACACCTGTTACGAAAACAATCTCCTCATTAACAGTATCGTGATCTATTGCAACGGTAAAGATATCTACGTTGCCAGGATCAAGGGTTACACCACCTAACAAAGCTGTAGCAGCACCAACTGATGGAACTATCATAGTAGTAGCAGTAGTATTTATACCGCTATTAAGCGTTGTTTCAACGCTTATACTTGAGTATTCTCTAGCCATTTATCTTCCTTATCTCGTATAGTGTAATCTTATTGGGAATCTGTCTTTCAACTTCAACGCTTCTTCGTTTAATCTCTGTTGGTATAGAGCGTAGATATAACGAGAAGATGAAACACCAGCAGTGGATGGAATCTTGCTATCGGCACTATCAGCCTCAGCAGATGAAAGATTAATACGACCTGGATCTAGGAATGATAGCAATTTATATGAAGCACCAAGAGTTACCACATCCTGAGCTGATTGTGGTAAGCCAGTTACATCAGCAAAATCATCTGTATTATTATCTAGAGTATTAGGTGTTGTGGTATACCAAACCTGAACTGTTCTACCAGGTTGGATATTCTCATAAAGACTTACTGTATTAGTTGTATTAAAGGCAGCAGCATTAGCCATACCATCTGATCTCCAGCGATTAATCGGTAGCCACTCTTGGCTTGATCCGGTAGTCTGCCAAGATAGATATAGGATTGATTCTAAATCATCTGGTAATGGGTAGGTTGTTTGTGAGGCATTAAATGTAAAGGTGTATGAAGATACCGCCCAGAGATTAGGAAATAGGCTATTGATAGTATCGTTGATAGCCTTCTTAATAGACACTCTAGGAAATGTAGGAGCTAAAGTAATTTGAGCATACTGTGAATGTGGTGCAGGGGATGTTCCTTGGTAGCCCCTACCAAATCCTGGTACTACGTTAAGTACACTTGTTACTTTATCAAAGGAGTCAATCCAAATAAGTTCATCATCAATTTCAATAGTACCTTTAGCAAGGTTTGAGGCAGAGCCAATAGTGATAGCAGTACTGGTAGTGGTCAGACCATTAGCATTAGCTACATAACTAATACGATCTTGTCGCAAGGTATAACCTTGAAGGTTAGCCCTGATATCACTTACCATTTCATTTAGTGTGCTCATTTGCCTTCTCTCTGTAGTACTTTAAATTACCTTGTAATCTTTCATCATCTGGGCTTAACTCAACTGCCTTCTTGCCGTGCTCTACTGCCACTTTCCATTCACCTAATTGCCAAGCTGATATGGCACATAAGTCATCTGCCATATGGCCCCAAGCCCAACCTTCAGATAGGAAATCTGTTTTCTTTTCAGTGATAGTTAATGCTCTAGTTGCAGTTCTAAAACAATCTTCCCACTTAGTCTGTTGGTAATAATGGTTAGCCAGTGCTAAGACTGATTCTCTACATACATACTCATTAATAGATTTCTGTAGATACTCTTCAGCATTATCAGGATCACACTTAGCCATAATGCGTAGTGCATATGAACGCTCTGCTGGAAATACTGAGAACTCTAAATACTTCTTTAAAGTCTGTAGTCCATCATAAAATCTTTTACGGTAGCAATACTCTCTACCAAGGTAGTAGAGCATCCGAGAATCGCCTGGAGTTTCCTCAACAGCCATCTCTAATATATCTAGGTATTGTTCTCTAGACTTATCATTATCTGGAAAATGATGGATCGTTAGATCTATCTTAGCTTTAGTTTCAGGAATCTTATAGGCACATACTGCCTCGTGTATTGGAAATCTCCAACGATAACCTCTACGGGCGTGAACCTTAGTCCCATCAAAAGATACAGATGGTGTTCCATCATCATTCCAACCATAAACAAAGTTATGTATTGGTCTAGTAATATTAAACTTTAAAGCCTCTGGTAAATCCTTCTTCCAGTCACCTACTAGAACTTCATCCATATCTAGTGTTATGCAGTAATCTATCTCAGGTGGCAGGGCAGCCAATGCTGCGTTTCTAGCATCATCAAAGCGCCAAGGATCTATCTTGATATGAATAACATTAATACCTAAAGACTTAGCAAGTTCTACTGTCTTATCTGTAGAACCAGTATCTGCTATCAGTAAGTAATCTGCATCTTTAGCAGAGTCATACCAACGCTGAACGTGCTTCTCTTCATTAAGAGCAATCGTATATACAGCTACCTTCATTAGAAGTCACTAACCTCTTTTAGTCTAAGATCAGAGTATGATGGGAACTGCGTTACTAGATTAGGTTGTGCTATCACAGCCTTGTAATCTCTAGC